ATTGTTAGCATTCCTCTATATACCATTTCAGAATCTGATTTTACACTCACTATATATTTATAACAGGGAATTCCTTTATCATTTAATTTTTCCATACCTGCTTTGAATGAATCGAATATTGGATGTTTTTCTACTGGCCCATCATATGAATATTTATCCTTCCATAAATCATATTTATTTGCCCATATCCCTACTGCTATTGGATAACTATGATTTTTCTTTTTACCTTTTTTATTTATAGCATCCCAATATGGAGAACAAATTGAATCTACTAAAAATGTCCAGCATAATTGTTGTTCAATATCATAATGTTTATCCATATGTCTATCGTCTATCATAAAAATAATATATTTAACATGACGACTTTTCATATCTTTAATCCATTCTGACCAATAAACCGTTTCTCCCCCTACATCTGCTGTTTTTACTGTGTGTGCATCTCCATCTAACTTTACTAATTTTCTAGTTGCTCTCTCGCGCCCAATTGTTCTCTCTTTAATATCTGCGACTTCACCTCTTGTTCGTAATTGGTGATGTAATGTTGTTTTTCCAACTTGACTTGCTCCATATACTCCAAAAGGAATTGCGTGCATTCTGTTCCATAATCTACCAATACTTTCAGCAACAACAATAACAAATCCAGCCATTACTGACATTAATAATCACCATAAGCCAAACCACACATTCCATATACCATTCCATAATGAAGAATATAAATCTATTCCAAATTGTGATAAGGAGTGTCCAAACATAAAACTAGCAATACAAGCAACAAATGACCAAAAATAAAATCTGGCTCGTAAAAACCAAATATCTGCTGAATGCGCTCGTTGTAAATCATACGCTAATGTAGATTCATCAAAGCCCATTATTAGTTCTGATACCATAATTGTCACTCATTCATACTTAAGAATGTAGGACTTATTACATCTTCTTGCTGTGATGGTGGTTGAGCAAATTGTGGGGGAGGTGGTAGTATAACAGGATTATACTGCTGCTCATATTGACGCATTGTATCTCTAACCCTTTTACGATTTTCTTCTTCCTTTTGTTTCCTTGACCAATAAGAATCTATCTTTCGTTGTAATAATAAATCTTCTATTCTATCAAACAATACTAAATCAAAAACGGCTTTCATTATCATTATTCCACCAACTGTCAATATTCCAAATAATACTGCATGGCTATACCCTGAATATGGAAACATAAATCCATATTGAGTATAAAAATAAATGTTTACACCGCTTACTGCTCCTACAAATAATACAGTCATTACTAATCTTGTGTCTTCTTCTAAACTTGGCATATTTTTCACCTTAAGCATAATTTACTGTGCAATTCCCTGACCCTGCACTAAATTCAATATAGCAACCTTGTGCTAACACTGTCCCATGTAAATCTTGTTCGATAGAAGAAGCACTTCCGCCAGCATGAAGATTTAAACGCACAACTTCCTTTTTACCAGAAATTGTAGAGTTAGCACTATCCCACACTTTAATAGTAAATAAAGCGTTGGCAGTTGATGTAGCATGAATGCTAATCAACTTACATCTTAAAGGAGATACTACCGTAGATGCTGATAACACACCACTATTTGCACAACCAGAAAAAGACATCTATATCCTCATCCTCATGATGTGCGACCGGCTTATGAATGTTTGCAATTCCTTATTTTTTCGCGTCGATTTTAGACTTCTTACTATCAATAGTTTTTGATTTAGTCGTCTTAACAATGTCTTCAAATTTTAGTTTCTTTTCAACCTTTTTCTTAGGCTTTAATTTTGTTGGGAATAAATGATTTGCGGCGTCTTTAGCAGTTCCATCTAAACTAAATTCTCTATTTAATAATCGTAATTCTTCACTATTAAATTCAAGAATTGATTTTTTATCTTCCTTATTAAATTCAATTTCTAAACCTTCATCACCAAGCATCCATACCGCCACATTAGCGGGCATAGAACAACTATCATGAGATGTTAATTCATAAATTTTACCAGCCCTTCGTAAAACTAATGGGCCGTCAGCACGATGGTTCTTTAACTTAATATTAGTCATAATATTTTCTCCTTAAATTTTAAGACCCACACCCCTAATTAAAGGGGTATGAGTCAATATTATTATGGTTTATTATCCAGACTACTTAATACTATTACTAATATCAAGCACTCTTTAAGTTAGTTATCTTTCCTTGTCCCTTGAAGAAGGAACAGCAGGTTTCACCCATTGTGCGATACATACCTTGATTTCCAAGTTTACCTACACCGAATGGGTTTCCATTAGTAATACCATCTTCAAAGTATTGGGTTGGCTTCATTACAGATAACCACAAGTGGTCAGTATCTAAGAACAACATATCAGTTAAGGTATTAGTTGTATTAAGACCAGTAGAAGGCATATCCTTTGCCGGAATAATTGGTATATCAAAGTATGTTGCAACTCTAAATCCAACTTCTCCGCCCTTAACGCCTTTTACACCATTATGCGTAGGAACAATCTCCTTTCTATCCATAAATCGCTCTTGTGCTTGTAGCAAGTCAGCGATGGCTTGAACGGTATCATATCCTGTTAAGATAACCTTTGTATTACCACCATTCTGCCTTATCCTACGAATCATATTATTAATCAAACTAAGAGTTAAGACTCTTGCATCTCCGGCAGCATATCCTGTTCCACCAAAATCAATTTCTGCATCTAAGTAAGAGGATGTTGGGTTATTCGCAGCCCCTTCAACAGTAACTACTCTTTCTGTTCCAAATAAACTCTTAACATCTGCACTAATGGCTACTCCATCTGCTATGCTTGAGTATAGCATATCTGCTTTATTCAATGCTGCAATCTCATTAGCAGAAGACACAATCTTATAAAGAGAAGTATAATTCCTATCAATATTAGTTGCGCCTGTATCATCATAACTTTCATACGGCATTACAATCATTTTACTTTGCGTTTCTGCGTGATGCTTACCCATATCTTCACGGATAATGGCACGAATATCGCCTACTCCGTCATCAATGGCTGCTAATTCCATTCCTAATTCTGAGAACTCAAATAGATGAGCAACAGTCTTAGGGCTTACATAGAGTTTAGCATACTGTGGTGCAATAGGAGGAATATCATTTCCTGTTCCTAATGTTGCATTCTCAGGCACACCACCGATTTTATCGGGTGCAGGTGAATCTGCTCCTTGTGCGCCTGTGCCAATGCTAAATGCAGAAGCAGAACCGCCTTCGGGCCTATCCTTCAATACACGCCAGCCACTTGCAGTATAAGGTCGCTTTGCTAACATTGAAAGAGGATTAACCTCTTGATTTAGCATAGACCATACTTTTTGTCCGTAAAGAACATTGTATAGGTCACCTAATCCCGTTGCTGCGCTAAACGGATTTGTTGCAGCGTCATGGGGCGTTCCAAAACCACCAACAACACCAGCACTCTTCAGTAAAGCGTTACCCGCTCCACCTGCAAGTCCATACGTTGCGGCTTCTAAGTCTCTTAATGTGTTAATATATCCACTCATTCATTCATCTCCTTAATCAAATTTACTCGCAAAGTTATGAATATCTCCCCAAGACATTTCATTTACTTCTTCAATCGTTGTTGGGAATCCTTCAGGTAATGAGAAGGCTATTTCCTGCACTTTACGAATTTCTGTATCTTTAGAAGTTAAGGACTTTCGCAATTCAGCAAACTGTTCCTTTAATTCTGTAACCTCGCTTTGAGCATCATATTCTGCTTTACTAACTACGGCTGATTTCACGATTTGTTCCGACTGAAACCTTGAAGAAAATTGCTTTGATAAACTATCATAAGCAATCTTTTCCAATTGTTCCGCCTTAAACTGTTCGTATGCCTTTTCGACATTTCCGACAGTCAAATCAAGAGTTGTAAAATCTGATGATTCCCATTCTTTTGATACTTTTAATGGTGTAGGGGTTGCAGTTGGATTTCCACCGCTTACAACCTCTTCACCTGCTTCAAATTCTCTTGTTGAATCTTCATCAAGAGCCTTCTCTTCAGTATCGTCAGAATCATCTAACAATTCTAATTCCTCTTCCGCCTCTTCTCCTGATGCATCCATGTATTCCATAGATTCATCTTCAAGAAGTGGCTCGCTTTCATCTTCTTCCTTGTTAAGCGAATTAACTTGTTTCATCAAGTCATTCAACTCTTCAAGGGCTTTTTCTAACTTTTCACTCATTGTTTTTCCTCCTTTTTCTTGTTTTAATATATCAAATCGTGCTTCTTGGTTTATCCCCTTTTCACAGATTGTGACTTCATGCAGTTCTAACTCGTCAATTTCATTATATTCGCCAAAATCTTCTGATTTCTTGCTTTTCTTTGAAATCGCTTGTCCTCCGATACTAAATGAGCGTAATGTTCCTTTTCTAATTCCTCTTGATACTTCTTTTGCTTTTTCTATGTCATCTCTTAATTTAATAACAACATAAAACCCAACATCATCAACTTGTGTTTTATGCACTACTCCATTCTTATCTCTATATTTATCGACAACTTCTCCGACTTGAACATTTGAATGATTAGACATTACATTACGAAATTTATTAACTTCCATAAAATCTTGAACTGCCTTTTCTAATGCTTCTAAGGTAATTAAATCATTTTGTTTATCTACCATTTCAATTGAAGCATAACCACCAATAATTAATTCATCTGATTTTAATATGTTGAAATTGCCATTGTCACGCTTCATTAAGAGAGTAGGCTGTTCTAACACACATTTCACTGTCCTATTGTCTATATCAACTAACCGGATTCCGACTTGGGTAAGGTCAAATTTTTATTCCGGTCTTCCAAAATATCCCATATACCCTCATCTTCTTTAGTATCTAACATCCTTTGTTTTTTACCTGTCCATGTTATCCATGTATCTTTATCATCTATTGGAACAACTCTAAGATGTAATCTAGTATCAAACTTATCTCCTTCTAATTTATACTCATGATAACCATG